CAACATCAACCAGTTTAGCTTTATATTTATCGGTTAACTCTTTAGCATAATCTACCAGTATTCGTATCCCAGTGTTTTCCATTTCAACTAGTACTTTAACTAAGGGCATTTCTGTTTCGTGGTAGTGTTCCGATACGGCTTCTAAACCTTGTGCTTGACACTTTGGATTACTTGGATTTAAAAACTGTTCCTGGAACTCGTATAAGTCAAAAGTTATTTTTGGATCTTTAGCTCCGTATAAGTAACCCGTCTCTATTGGTATATAGTTAAAGGGTACACCCTGGAACAACTTATCAAAAGTATCCCCACTAGCATCTTCACCCTTATTGCAGTATCTATTCCAAAGGTACTTTAATCCATGAGGCTCGTTTTCGTTTAATAGGTTGCCCGCAATAAGTGTATCCCAGTAAGGCGTCACCAGTACCCCCAACTCGTTAACAAGAAACTTCATGTCAAATTTAGCGTTGTGAAAAATAAACTTTACTTTGTTAGTTTCCAGTATTTCAAGGGAATCTCGAACTGGGTCTTTTGGAAGTTGGTTGTCCAACACCTTGTCCTGAAAGTCGGTGTGCCACATTGGAATGTAAGCTGGTTTCATTGTGGGGGTATAAAGGCAAACACCTACAATCTTATCCTGCATTGAATCTAACCCCGTTGTCTCTGTATCCACCGCTATCTTACCCTGACCAACTGCCGCTCTAGTATATTCTTCTAACTCCTCCTCAGTTCTTATTAACTGGTATTCACCAGTGTCAACCAGTTTATTTCCCTCTAATATCATCTGTACCTTTTTTGCTATGCGGTTTAAATCATTTCCCCCACCCTTAACAGCTCTTGTCTTGCTTGTCTTTGGTGTATTAACCTTCTCCACAATTTTCCTATTAATTTCTTTTTGTCTCTCGGTCATCTGTGGTAGGTTTCCAAATAACGATGTCTGTTTAGCCATATGATACCTCCTTATAATTAGTACCTAACATATAATAAAAAGCGCCCCTATTTTAAGGGCGCTTCATTTTTAAAATATGTCACTTCCTCCAGCTGGTGGAGCTTTGCGTCTTTGTTCTTGTGTCGGTGGTTGTTGTGATGGTGGTGCTTCTTGTGGTGGAGCTTGATACTGTTGTTGTTGCGGTGGTGCTGGTGGAGCTTGATACTGTTGTTGATACTGTTGTTGTTGCGGTGGTGCTTCTTGTGGTGGTGGAGGTTGTTGATAGTTCTGTTGGTTAAACGGACCGCCTGGATTCTGATATTGTTGCTGCTGTCTTTGTTGGGGTGGTGCTTGATTTCCAGTTGGTGGGTTCTGAACTGGTTCATACTGATATGTTCCGTTCAAAATCTGTGTCATTTCTAAGTGGGACTTTTGTAGTACAAATCCATTTTCCCCTAATAGTGTTTGTCGCTCGGGTAAGTTAACTTCTTTCCCATCTTTTTCTAATGGGTAAGTTTCATAAGTTGTTGACGTGTCACCCTTTTTTCCGTTTCTTTCAATTTCATATGGGCGGTTATTAAGGTCACCATACCTATTAATTAATCCAAGAACTTTTGGTACGAAGTTTTGCCCCCGTTCCCATGTCTTAGTCTTGTTGTCCTTACTGTCAACCAATTGAATAAAGATTTTAATAATTGGCTTATTTCCGGAAGCACATAACGGGCAATCCCCTTCTTCAGTACATTGTACATATCGTTTATTCCCACCAATTTCAACTGCGTGTACCACGAACCAATCAAGGTCATCTTCGTTAGTGTGTAGGAACCTTACGACCGTTGCTTCCTTATCTTCCTTTAAAAAGAAAAAGTTGTTGTTTCCACTTGATTTGTACTTTTCCATTGCATCGTTTAATGATCTCGTTCTTGCCAATTTAATCGCCTCCACTTAAAGTTTTAAAGTATAAACAGTTTGAAATAATTTTGTTGCTACTTGTCGAAGCTCATCTTTTGGTGTTTTTCCAGCATCTACCACCAGTGTATTATTTCTAAGGGTCAACACAATGGCATCGCCTCTTATGACGTTAATAACCTTTTTGAGTGTTCCTCCCATACCTAATTCCTCCTTAACTATTCTTATTTAACATATAATAAAAGACTTATATTTTTTAAGTAGTTTGAAAATATTTTAACAAACCCCAGCCTCCAACAATTTTTCAGCTAACTTTTTCTTCATGTAATTTATTGCAGCACTTGTTACCCCTAGTAACTTTGCTATGTCTGTGTCTTTAATGTTGTTAGGGTCTACACTGGTAACGATTTCACAGTACTTAACTTCATTGTCGTTTAGGTTACAACTTGTCCTAATAATGTTCAAAAATTCTACTTGGTCGTACCCCAGTTCTTTATGTCCCTGCGTTACCTCTGCAAAAGCTTGGTAACTGTCTGTTGAATTGTTAGCCCGTCTTTTGTGATGGTTCATCATTTGGGTCTCAGCTCGTAAGCGGTTGTTAAGATACCTACTAAAGAGGGTTTGAATTTTGGCTCCCCTAGTTACATCGAAATCGGTCATTGCCTTGTGAAGTTCCTCAACTACAAAACTTGCTTTGTCTTCTTCCGTAAGATAAAAATACTTACTCACTTGGCTTACTGTATACGGAAACCACTTACAAAAAACGTGCACCAGTAAACAAGGGTCCTCAGTTTGTTGGTACTCAATAGCAAGGTTGTCTAAGTTTGTGTCTTCCCCAGTGTAAAGATTTGAAAGTTCTTTAAAGTTTTCGTAAGTCTCTATCATAATAAAATTCCTCCTAATAAGTTTGTAGTCTATGAACCTATTAATCTACAACAACATACACAGTTCTACAAAAAATGGCTGTAGATAATATACCCTCCACTACACAGTCTTGGGTTAATTAGTAGAACTATGGGGTAATTGGTAAGATTTTTTGGTTCTGTGGTAACCATAACATATTATATAGTAATATATCTACACTTCTTTGTAATTTTTTGTAGAAATATGCTATAAGATAGTAGGTTGTAAGGTTTCCCACTGCTCATCTGTTAGGAGGTTCCAGTCTTTTGTGTCTCCCCAGTCAACCGTATATATTAATTTGGTGTTACCTAAACGCTTTTTTAATTTCTCAGCTGCTGTTCTTCCAGCCCTGTCTCTGTCAAACCCTTCAATGAATTTAGTGATGGGTAACCTTTGAAGAAGTTTTATTTGTTCCTTTGTTAAGGCAACCCCCAGTGTAGCAACCGCAGGTCTCCTTCTTGTCCAGCAAGTAAGTGCGTCTATGGGACTTTCGCAAATAATTAACTCCTTTATCCAACTAAGATTCTGTAATACTTGGTAATAACCGTAAAGGGTACTTCCCTTCTCAGCGTGATCAGCATTCATAAAGGTTTTTTTGCTTACCCCCCGCCTCTGTATAAACAATGTATTTCCATGTATATCGTGTACTGGGAAGGTTAAGGAGTCGGTCTCCTTGTCATAACCCACATCAAAGTAATCAATAACCTCATCTGTCAATTTGCGGTGGTACATATAGGGGTGAGTAAAACGGTATTTACTAAGTTCTTCTTCACTAACAAACTCAACTTCTTTTACTTCCTGCTCTCTACTTAACTTAATATCTAGTGGTTTACGCTTTTCAATTGCCAAGTTTACAAAGTTACTAGTTAACCATTTGAACCCGTTGTATCCCCTATCATTATGTCCAAAACAGTTTGATATAAAAGTGGGTAGGTCGACAGTGTAACCACAGGTAAAACAGTGAACAGTTCCGGCTGGGTAGTGACCGCCATTTCCATCACTTTTTCTTATAGTACTTATTCCACAAGATGGGTGTTTTTCCACCCCGTCACCATGTGCAATGCAAGTTACCATTACATTGTCAAAAGTGTTCTTTGTGTCTCTTAGTAGATTTACTTTTTGTGAACTAAGTTCCACTCTAAGTAAATCAACTATATCATCAATACCGGATACAATAGGCACATTCCATATTTCAATCATTACCAGTAACCCCCCTCCATCATGTGCTTCGCTATTGCTTCCTCACTCACACATCTTATATCACCAGTTTCCAGTTCAAAGCATATCAATCCAGAGTCATTTCCTAAATACTTGTAACCTTTGTCCTCTAGGTATTTCTTGGTAGCTTGGTAAAAATTCATTAAAAAAGTTCCTCCCCACCTACTAAACTAGTGGTGTCTGTTGCTTTACCATCTTTATCTACACTGGCTTGTAGAAACGGTTTGACCACCCCTTTGTCAATATCCCATAACAACATTAATTCTTGGTTATTTGGACCGTACCTATTTTTTGGTATACCTAATTTCATTGTTGTCCCCATATGCTTAATTCCAATAACCCTCGAACTATTTTGGGGTATTCCATCTGACTCTGCTACATCTTCAGTCTTTGGTGTATTCTCATCATCCTTCTTATCTCCCCGTTTTGCTTGAGCGGGTGATAATATTGGCACACCATATGTTTCTGAGGTTGTAAACAAGTCCTCTGCTATGTGGGTGTATCTTAGACGGGTCTGTTCGCCCTTTGTAGCGCGATAGTCATCCATCAAGGATAATTGGTCAATACCGATAATAGTTGGCTTGTACTGCTCGATTAGGTCGTGTAAAACTGGTATGTTTAATCTTTTACCTCCAAGATCTTTAGGGGTAACCACAATGAACGGGTTTTCTTTTGAGCCTAAGTTGGTAAGGTATTCATAATATTCCTTATCGTCTTTAGGTTCGCCACCAGCACCCAGTTCTGTCTTACCCTGCATTAACCCCTTATTACTGAATTTAGCGTTAAGGGTGTCGAACCTGAACCCAGTTTGAAGGTGACCCATCTCACCGCTATACAATAAAACACTCTCACCACTTTGCCACGCTATTACTAAGAAGAAAAGCATTACCCATGTTTTTCCTTCGTTTGTTCTACCTACAATGGTCACCAGTTCTTCCCCTCGCATCCAACCATGAGTAATCTCATCTAGTTCGGGAATACCAGTGGTAATTCCTAACAACCCTTTTAAGTTAACTCTCCGTTCGTATTCCGTTTTTCTATCGTCCGCATTTTTAACAATGTCGTATCCGGCTTTATACTGTGCAGCTAGTTGGGAAATTGTTGCCATCTCTCCCCTTAACCAGTCAACTGCCCCCTTTGCATCATTGGTAACCATATCAGCTAGTTTGTGTACTACTGGAACCATCTTAGAATAAATGTACTGTTCCGCCAGTGTTTCAATTAAATACTTGTCCGACTCGGTTACCACCATTAGATCGAACTGGTCAAAGTGTTGTATAAAAGTTTCTTTGTTTGGAATGTTTCCGTACTGTTGATAATGGGTCATAATAAACTGGTACTCTTCTTGGTAACTAATAAAGTAATCTGCTGTTATGTCATTTTGTCTTAGGAAGGTTAAGCTCCCAGTTTCTAACACCTTATTCAAAACCTGAAGTTCGATCATTTATGAAGCCTCCTATCTACCTCTTCGACAAACTCGTACAAGTCACATTGACCGAGCATACGGCTTACAATTCTTTCCCCTAAGTACTGTTCTTTCTTTAGTTGCTCCATATGAACATTGCTGGTGTATATTTGACTTAGGTTGTTTTGCTCTCGATGATTTATAAAAATGTATAGGTTCTCCCTTACCCAGTTTGTCGGACTTTCGCAACCAATGTCATCCCATATAACAAGATCAGCTGTTATAATGTTTTTTAACTTCTCCTCCATCTCCTCACTGGGTGTTCTTATGTGGTCTCGCATATCCCGGAAAAACTGGGGAACACTTACAAATAATCCTCTACATCTCATGTTGTTATTTAGGGCAACACCTTTAAAGTAAGCATTCATTAATTTGCAAGCCCAACTTGTTTTCCCGTTTCCCTTTGTTGGGCTATACAATATTAACCCCTTACCATCAATTACATTCTCTTTTGCATTTAATTCCCAGTTCTTTAGTTGCATAAAAGATTCACGATCTCGTCCGGGTTTATCTAACTGAAATCCAAACTGGTATTTCTTCGGCAT